TAAACGTACCTTCTTGTTGTACTTGTTCTGACATAATATAATATAATAAAAATTAATAAATAGGTTTTATTGCGGTGTAAACTGCTCTAAACCAAATCCGCCTAAGTTATTATCACCAGCTGATTCAAAATCTGTAGGTAGTAAATCATTTTGACGTTGTTCAATCATTTTTGATTGCTGTGTTGCTTGTAGTTTTGTTCTTTTATCTTTACGATCTTCTATAAACTGTTCTTTTTCTTTGTCTTTTGAAACCTGAGCTTGAGCAAGTTGTAATTGATATTGAAACTCTTCAGCCATTAATTGTTTTTTAATTAAAGCCTCTTGTTCCATTCTTTGTATCTCAAATTGAGATTTAGCTTGCTCAATTTGTATTTCTGTTTGAGCTAAAGCTTCTTGCTTTTGAACTTCGTTCATAGCAGCTTGCTCAGACTGTTGCATGTTTGCTTGAGCTTGAGCTTGAATCTGAGCTTGTTGAGCTTGTTGATCTTGCTTTTGTTTTTGTATTCTTCTATATTTTAATATTTGGTTTGCTAAAGTTATATTTTTAACTTCTCTAACATCTATAGCGTCTTCTAAATATATTTGACCAGATTGCAAAGCTACTTGAATGTTCTGCTCTAATACAGCTTTTTCTTCATCATCAGGTTCAAGTTCTAAATATATACCAAAGTCATATAAATGAAGGTTTTTGATTTCTTCAAGATTTTGAGTATTGGTTAAAGATATGCTTTGCATTAAAGCTTGCTTAGTTAAATCAAACTCCAAAGCGTCAGCTAGTCTTAACGATATGTTTTCACAGGCTCTTAATGTTAAATATAAGCTAGCGTCTAGTATATGTTTTGTGGCTATATTTGAAGCGTTAGCTGCCATTTTTTGCAAACCAACTAAAGCGTTTGGATCTGGTTGGCTACCATCTCTTGCTTCATTAAGCCCGGTTACATCTCTTATCATTTGTAAATAATACTGATATGTATTAATTAATGATTGTATTTTTCCATTAGAACTAGATGATTGTAATTCTTGAATAGGTACTTTACCTCTATTAGGATCTCCATCTTGTGTAAGCGATCTACCAACAATAGATCCAGTTTGGAAATACATGTTTAATGCTTCTTGTGGATTATAATTTGTTCCGTTACCTAAATCAACCTCAGCTAAACCATCAACATCTACAAAAACACCATCTGGAACCATACGTTGAATTACTTGTTGTAATTTTAACGATGTTAATTGTATCATATCTGCAAAACTAGTACATCTACTAACTAAAGATTCTATACGCCCTTGATATAAATTAGGTGCACAAATAACATAATTCATTTTAACCTTAGTTAAATCACTATTAGGTCTTGTCATGTTTTCAGCAAGCTTCCATTCTAACATTTGTGGAACACCCATTACTTTAGCACCACTAAACAAAACCTCTATACTTCGTGAAACCCTATCAAAGTTATCACTTTCTGGTGGATTAAAAGTATCTGGCTTTTGTAATGTTTTTTCTAAACCAGATTCAGTTTTTTTAATTTTAAAAACTTGATCAATAAATGTTTTGTATTCAAAAAATAATATTTGAACTAAATCATTGTCATAGTTTGGATTAGCTATATAACCATCACGACCAGGGTATCTAACCATTTTTTCCATTTCCTCATCAGTAAGATATGGAAACTTTTTCTTTATTTCTGCTAAAGTCATTGACTTTATTTCTCCAACATAATAAACATCTTCAAAATTAGGATCATTACTGTATGAATAAACTAAATTTGCAGGGTCTACATATTCAACAACAACCCCTTCAGATTTATTAAACGTAGTTTTAACAGCACCAATACCTATAGTAACTATATCTTCTATAGTTCTTTTGTTTGTTAATTGATACTTGTTAAAAGCCAAAGTATTATTTATAGCTTCTTCTTCAGCAATTTCTACAGATTGTTTGTAGCTTAACTGCATGTGTATTTCTAATTCTTCTTTTGATTGTGGCAGTGTTTTAGGGTCTGTATTATACAGATTAATACCAGTAGACTCTTTAATTTGATTAAGGTAATCTTGAGCCATCATATCTCTATATATACCACTTACGTAATCAGTTCTTTGTTTTAAAGAAAAAGGATCTTGAGCAAAAGCTTTTAAATCATAATCTTTAGCTGCAATACCATTAACAACTATATCAACAAATTTAGGTATAATGGGAACTGGTTTCCAGTCTAAATTTAAATAAGACAAATCACCATTAATAGATAATTCATCTTTATATTTTTGTACACTCTGCTCTCCACGAGCGTATAATCTTAAATTGTGAAATTGTTGATAACCTGTATTCCATCTACTACCATTTACTCTACCACCTCTAAACCATTCATACTCAATAGCTTGCCCGACTAATAATCCATATTCTAACGTTTTCTTTTCCTGTTCAGATACCATCTGATCTGGAAACGCACTATTAATACCAGTGTTTAATTTCATCTATTAATTATTTTTGATTCATTACCTCTATTGTCATATCTGGAAAAATTTAAATTTACAGGTTCTTTTATAACTTCAGCAACGGGTCTATATTTGTTTTTATTACAAGCCATTATAGCTANGCCTGAACTAATNGANGCATCATGNTTNGTTCTATCATTTATATTAAAAGCAGCCCAGTCTTCTAACGTTCTTTGAAAGTACATTGTTCCATACTGCTCGTTGTTATATCCAACAAACATTTCAATATAAGCTTCAATAGCGGCAGCATGTGCTTGTTTAATATCTTCACTTGAATTAGGTATACCACCTATTTCTTTTTCTGTCACAGATAACTTATGCATTGTTTTATCTGGTCTATTCATAGAGTAACCTCTATAACCTCTTCTTTTAAAATGATACAATAATCTAGGTTTATTATTTTCACATAATAATGGCATACCATAAAATATACAAGCCATTAGTACATCTTCAAAAAATATTTCAGCAGTTTGAGGTCTTGCAACATATTCTAAAAAGAATAAGTTAGGTGGAGCATCTTCCATACTGAANTTAGTTAAACCNTGTAAAGATCCTTTAGAACCTCTACCATCCACTGTTCCTGATATATCNTAACTNTCACANCCAAAAGCNCCCATATGATCATTGCCTGGAAACTTTCTANNATTTTTAACAAGAACTCTATTTTGTTGGNTTTTATTTGGAACCCAAGAAACAAAGAATCTACCTTGATTACTTGGAACAAACATAACGCTTGTATCTTTAATCCCATCTTCCCATTGAAAATTACCCTGAGTAATTACATTAGAGTGCTTTAAACCTTCATTATAATCTATTTGTTCGTATATTTTTGTTAGATTAAATAAAGATTGTTTAGTCTCATCTCTGAATGCATGTTTCTCTGTACGAGGAAACTGTCTATATAATTCATTAAGTGCATCTGGGTCATTCTTAAGACCATCTACTTCATTTTCCCAGTGTTCAATAACCCCGATTTCAATTGGGTATCCATCAGGTCCTTTCTTTTCTTCTTTGGGTGTCTCAAAGACAGGTAACCCATAAGAATCGATGTATCCTTCGTAGTTCCATTCCATAGGTATGAACAAGCTATATAATCCCGAGCTAGTCTGCCCATTGCGGTTTCTTCTGGTAACGTCTGAATCATCGTATAGTTTTTTGTAGTTTCTACCTCCTTTATCTAAAGCATTTGATGTTGAACCCATCATGCATTTACCAATAATTCTAGAACCTAATCGTAAACAAGTTTTTGTNACCCTCCAGTTGTTTAATATATTGTCAGGTCTTTCCCATTTACCAGATTCATCGTGTACTAGTAACTTTAATTTTTCACCATCATAGCTGTTGTCTCCTGTATTCTTCCAGTCAATAGTTGTATCTAATCCTTCTAACTCTTCTAACTGTTCGTTGCTATCTAATTTACGTCTAGTAAATCTACTAGCAGGAATTCTATAAGCTAGTTCAGTTTTGGGACGGTCCATACCGTCTTGAATTGGTTTGAAGAAAAACGGGTAGTTGACTGAAATTGGTACAATTTTATCGGTAAACATTTTCTTCGCATCAGCCCCTGATTTTGAAAGGACACCGTATCTAGCATCACTAGAGATAGTGGCAAGGTTGACAGTTTCGCCCGATGCCATGAATGAAAAACCAGACCGTCTGTTTTTGAGGTAACACATTCCGTAGCAGCGTTTATCTGCTTTGCAAGCTTCCCAGAATATAAAGAATAATCTGTTTGCTTCTCTAAAGTCTGCTTGCCCAACATCAATCTTGGACCATTGCAAGTACATATAATGAGTGCCAGTGATATAAGTAGCATTACCTTTATTAGTGAACCAATACCCTTCGTGTCTTCTAGCAAACTCTCTATCAATGTACGCATACCATTTTTCTTTAAAATCTTCTGGATATTGTTTCCAGTCAAATATTGTTTTTATATTTTTTAACTCTTTCGGATAGTCGTGAGTCGTCCATATGTCAGTTTCAGTAAAAACATCTTTTTGTTTTGGTAATGCTATTTTAAGATTTTGTATTTCATATACCTCACCTATTTCTCCAGTTTGAGATATAACAATAACATCGTATCTTTGTTATAACCATACTCCCACTTTTTAGATCTATTTAATCTCTGTATTACTGTGGTTTTATGTGATCAATTACTTTATATAAAGTTTGCTCGTACATTATTTAGATCTTCTTTCTGCAAAACCTCCAAAAGATTTCTCTTCTTTTACTTCTTTTGGTTTTTCGTTTAGTATATCCTCCTCTTCTTTAATACGATTAAGTATTTCAAAAGCATCAAATATAGCTAACTTTTTAGTTGCAGCAGCATTTTTTAATCTATCAGCTGATATATCATCGTCAGAATCTATTATAGCTTCTTTAGCTACTTTAATAAGTTCCTCAACTGCTATGTGCCCAGCGTGGATTATATTCTTCTTCGTTTCCTTGACGTTCATGTTTAATTACAATATCATTAGATTTCATACAATAAAGACGTTTGCCATCAACGACAAAGTCATATTCTCCATTAGGTGTGTAACCAACTATATCTCCCTGGTTGATTCCTAGCACTTCTAACGCACTATTACCATATTTTAATACACCAATAAGATATTGCTCTTGATCAGACACTGTATTGTCATTACTTTTGATAGGACTTACGAAACATCTATTGTTAATAGTTTTCCATTTGTCTTTTCTTTTGTATAAATACACTTGATCTAATTGAACAAAATATAAACCGTCTTTAAAATAAGACTTACTATTTTTTTCTTCACCTCTCATATTGTACCATCTTCTGAATACATTGTGATGAATCATTATTAAATCTCCTTTTTTTATAACAGTTTTAACTGACAAAGGTACTTCAATAACTTTAGCAATATTGTTTACGGACTTAAAAGTTTCTACTTGAGTATTAATTATAAGGCTTTTGTCACCTACTTTTACTTTATTATCGTATCGTTCACCTACGGGTTCAACGATAAAATCAAATAAACTTTTCACTAATATTCTAAATCATACTCAACGGATATAGCCATGTTAGAATTAAACTTCTTCCATGGCAATACCTCGTCTTGTTTTTTGATGTAAATATTATAAGAATTGTCTTCTTTATCAGAAAGTATATGAGAGATTGTGTGACCACCATATACTAACTGCCCTAACGAGTAGTGCATAGCATCAGTTTTATAGTCAGAACCAATACTTATCTTTCTAATTACAGATGACATTATTTCTTATCCTCTTCTTTTTCAATTGGAGTAAAAGTTCCATCTTCCAAATTAATGTTGATAGATCCATACTCTGTTTCAAGTTCTTTTTTAAACTCTTCAGTTTCCTTGTTAACTTCTCCGAACTTTCCTAATACTTGGGATTTCTGGGCTTCTAAGAAACCAACTTCATTCAAGAGTTTGTTTAACTCTTTTTGAAAGCCTTGAATCTTCTCTAGTTGGTCTTTGGTAATTAATTGTTTTGCATCGCTCATTTTAATAAAATTTAATTATTGGTTATTGATTTGAATTTTTCGACTCCTCTTGAGCCAAAGTAAGCTACATAAACAGTTATTAATAGTGATTTTAAAAGGTCTATCCATCCGCTGTTTATACCGAATGAAATATCAAACCCATCTAATAGAATAAAAATAACAACGGATACTGTTAAGAATATCAGAGTCATTGGCCGTGTGTTTTTTGAGAGCCAAGAATCTGATTTCATATCGCTGTCCCATCGTTTTGATATTTCTTGTAATTCTATAGTGTCTTGCTCTAGTAGTTTAAGAGCTGTTTCTTTATCTTGTGGTGTTAAGTCCTGATCTTTGTCTATTAGGTTTTTAACCATACCTAGTGCACCTTGATCGGGCAATATATTACTAATCACATTTATAATACCTGATTTACCTAGTAGAAATTTTCCTACCTTAGTATCTTTAAATTTCTTTTTTGGTTGTGACATAATTATCCTGCTTTATAAGCTTCTACCTCCCACGGTAAACTTTTGTTTGATTCATCAAATTCTTTTCTTAAGAATTTTTTTCCTTTAAAATATACAGCTTGTTCGTCATAATCTAATTCACCAGATGCCATTTGCTCTATGTGAACGTTTTCATGATTAATAGTGTCTTCAATCTGCTTAGGATCTTTTAAATCTTTATTAATTAAAATAGTTCCTCTTTTATCAGCTCTACCCATTACGTTTTGTTCCATAGGAACGTTAACTATAGGTGTTGCATGTTTTTTAAAAGGTGATGTAAGTTTAAAACTCATAATTAAAACAGCTACAGGGCGTTTAGCCCTGTAAACTGTATTAATAAATTTCTAGCTAAATAATGCAGCTGAGAACTGAACGAACGTTAAAGCTTGTCCTGTTGCGCTAACTGTTGCTGGAATACCTCCAATAACTGCAACACCATTTCCTGGGCTTGCAACCCAAGTGTCTTGTATGATGTCAGCTACATTGTAAGTAGCAGCAGCCGCTGTGTGTGTTAATGTAAGTACATCTTCAGTAGCAACACCACCTGAATTAATGTTGATGATAGTACTAGTAGCATTTACAGCTAATACACTAATAATATCCTTTTTCTGGATAATTACACTTGTTTGTCCATTGACCGCTGGAAAAAGCGGGATTTTTAAATAACTCATAATAATTGTTTTTTGTTAATTGTTTTAATTTTTGGTATATATATAATGGTATTATTTAGGTATATTATTTTTTACCTTTTTTCTTTAAATCGTCAAAGTGAATATCTTTTTTTAATCTTGATATTTCACTTCTGTCATAAGCCATTTTATGGTCTTGTGATTCTTTGTGTGGACCTTTTTTATGTCCATACTTACCCATGCCATCAGCAGCTTGTTTCATTGACTCAGTTTTGTTGCCATCTCCATCAATATCTATGTAATCAGGTTTTGCTTGAGCTGCTCCTTTGTGTTTGTATTTAGGTGTTGACATAAACTTACCTTTTGAATGACCACCAGAAATCATTTTAGCTGATCCCATAGAGTCATTTTCCATTTTTGTTTCTTTGCCAGATAAAACATCGTCTTGTGATTGACTGATTTTACCCATACCTTTTTCTATTTTAACACCGCCTCCATGAGCTTTACCACCCATTTTTGGTCCTAAAGACGAAAGACCATTTACTGTTTTACCACCGTATCCCATAATAATAATTTTTAAATTGTTTTTTTTTATTTATTTTAACTTAATGCTACTAAATTTGAAATACCACCTTCAGTATCTGTAGCGTATACTTGAACAACACTAACNGGTAATACAAAACCTTGAGCAGGTTTTACAAATTCTATTACTTCATTGTTTATTGTATGTACTTTTATTTTAGCTTCTGAATCATAACTATAAGTAAGAGTTGAATTAGCAGCTATGCTTTGTGCCGATGCTAAAACATAGTTACTACTATTAGTAACNGATGCTATTAAAACACCAGCTGCAGGTAGCGTNCCACCTGTTACTCTCATACCAGCTTTTACCTGTGCGTTTGGTGAAGCTAAACCTACGTTGGCAGAGTTTGAAACAACAGTGTTGTCACTAGTTGTTGTAACCGGTAATGTGCTTGGTGAATTACCTATGTATATGTTATATTCTTTCCATGCTCCTTGTGGAGTTGTTGCTTTTGTTCTACCATCTAATAACAATGTATCACTTGGTGTTACAGATATACCAGACTTGTACGAGTCAGTGTAATAATTTCTAATCATAATGTTTTATTTTTTTTTTTTATTTTAACATTTCCATCTACGTCTAGCAGCTTTTCCTCTTTCACCAGTCCAACCTTTTGATCTAGCACAAAATGACTTTCTTCTTCCAGCAGCTTTACTACCAGGTTTAACTTTACCTGTTACAGCGGTTTTAAGTTTGCTACCAGGGTTTTGTTTTTTATATTCTTTAACACCTTTTTCAGTCATACCAGCACCTTCTTTAGTGCTTCTAAAATTTCTTCCTTTACCTTTAGTAGTTTTTCTAACCTTAGCAAAAGGAGAGTTGTGTTGAATATAAGCCATTATATTATTTTATATTTTGTTTTACCATTTTCTTTATAAGCTTGTAAACATCTTCTTCTATTAACATCTTCTGAAACATAACTTACATGTACCCAATCAGGGTTTTGTTCACTTCCAAATTCCCAAATAATTTGATCAAAATCTAAATTATTCTTTATGTACTCATACATCTCTGCATTAGTTTTATGGCCATAGTTATCATCTAGGTCAAGTGCGCAACCTATACAATGTTGTGAGGTTGTGCTTCCGCCAATAGCAGAATTCAATTTGGGTGAGCGATAGAAACTATTAATAGCAATTGGACCACCTACCCATTTACGTAGAGGTTCAAACACTTGCTCTGCAATAGTTTTCATGTTAATTAAATCTAGTTCTCTAGGTGTATTGTCAATACTTAACCTAGTAGCTGTGTGAGATTTAATACCTTCTTTAAGAGATATGTGTTCACTTATTCTATCACTCATTTTAGTGAGTTT